AGTCGCTATTGCTAAAAAACTTGGTGTTCCTATTGAGGAATATGCCAAATACGTAAAGGAATAAAACCATGACTGATACTGTTAAATTTAATCGCAGCTCCCGTAACGCTCAAACACGTGAAAAGACTGCGCAACGTAAACCATGGGCACCTCCTTCTCGTTTGGATGCTCCCCCTGCACCAGATGGTTTTAAATATCGTTGGATTCGCTCTGAAGTTCAAGGCTTTGAAGACAAGCAGAATGTGTTTAGTAAGCTTCGTGAGGGATATGAACTCGTTCGTTTAGAAGAGTTGCCCGAAGAATATCAAAACACCATGCCTACTGTTGAAGATGGTCGGAACAAAGGAGTCGTCGGAGTTGGCGGCTTACTTTTAGCGAAAATCCCCGAAGAAACTGTCAGTGAGCGTAATGCTTATTACCGCCAACGTGCAAGGGACCAAATTGAAGCAGTAGACAACAATATGATGAAAGAGAATGCGCATTCAACAATGCGTTTTCAGCAGCCAGAGCGTAATACTCGTATTTCTTTTGGTGGCTCTAACTCTAAGAGTGAAAGCTAATTAATTTAATTTTGGAGAAAACAAATGGCAAACGTAAATAAAGCCTTTGGTCTTCGTCCTCTAGGAAAACTAGGCAGTAACTACAACAGCGATGGTGATACACAGTACAAAATCGCTAGTGGTACGGCTACAGCAATCTTTCAGGGCGATACCGTAACTTTCGGTGTTTCTGGTAGTGCTTCTACCGGTTTCATCGTAAAACACACCCCTGGTGCAGCTAACATTCTTGGTGTTTTCCTTGGATGTAACTACACCGACCCTACAAGCAAAAAGCCTGTATGGCGTAACTACTATCCAGGTGGCATCGCTGCTTCGGATATCGTAGCTTTCATTGTGGATGACCCTTATGCTCAGTTCTTGGTTCAGGCTTCTGGTGTCGCTGGCGTAACAGCTATCGGCAAAAACGCTGACTTAGTACAGACAGTAGCAGGCAATACCACAACGGGCGTTTCTGGATTAGAACTCAGCACTGGTACTTTGGACCCTGCTTCGGCATTAAATGTCAAAGTTATTGGTGTTACCACTGATCCTAGCAACGATGACTTAACCGCTGCATACGCTGACTTGATCGTTACGATCAATGAGCATCTGTATAAAGCACCAACAGCAGGAGTTAGTTAATCATGGCTATCACTCGTTCACAACTAGTTAAAGAACTAGAACCAGGTCTTAACGCTTTATTCGGTCTCGAGTACAAGCGCTATGAGAACGAACACGAAGATATCTTCGAAATTGAAGATTCTGAGCGTGCGTTCGAAGAAGAAGTTATGTTAACTGGCTTCGGTCAAGCCCCAGTTAAGGCTGAAGGTGCTGGCGTTAACTATGATTCTGCACAAGAGTCATTTACCGCTCGCTATACCCACCAGACTATCGCATTGGCATTCTCGATTACCGAAGAGGCAATCGAGGACAACCTCTACGACCGTTTGGCAAGCCGTTATACCAAGGCTTTGGCTCGTTCAATGGCTCACACCAAGCAGGTATTTGGTGCGTCCGTATTGAACAACGCCTTTGACAGCAACTATCCAGGTGGCGACGGCGTACAGTTGTGCGCAACAAACCACCCAACCGCTCTTGGTCCAAACTTCAGCAACCGTCCTACGACTCCTGCTGATTTGAATGAGACCTCCCTTGAGCAAGGTATCATCGACATCGCTGGTTTCACAGACGAGCGTGGTTTGAAGATTGCCTTGATTGCTAAGAAGTTGGTAGTTCCAAAAGAACTCCAGTTCACAGCAGAGCGTTTAATGAAGTCTACTCTCCGTACTGCTACGGCTGATAACGACATCAACGCTATCAAGTCTATGGGTCTAATTCCTGATGGATTCGTTGTTAACCATTACCTAACCGACGTATCGGCATGGTTCTTGTTAACCGACGCTCCAAATGGACTCAAGATGTTCCAACGTGCCCCAATCCGTACAGCTTTCGAAGGCGACTTCGACACCGGCAACGTACGTTACAAGGCTCGTGAGCGTTACAGCTTCGGCTGGTCTGATCCACGTGGTATCTACGGATCACCTGGCGCAACCTAAACCTTGTTCACGTGAGGTTAGGCCCCACTTCGGTGGGGCTTTTTCTTTTGTCTTTTAGAAATTTCGTTAAAGTGCAAAATTCTATGGCAATTAGCACATAGGACAAGGCATTTTTTAACTTCTTCCATCGCCCTAGTGTATTGATAGTTTTTGACGTAATAGCTGACTTCCCGGTCTTTTTGCTTGGGGTCTTCGTGATGAAAGTCTAGCGCAGCAGGATGGTTTTGGTCACAATAACTGCATTTCAAGCTGGCTTTAAATGCAACCCATTTTTCTCTTTCTTCTTTTTTTCTTTTATAGGTAGCAATAAGTACTTTTAATTTGTTTTTCTTGTAATGATTGGCAGAACCCCTACGCAACGCCTGCTTTTTTCTTGGATCGTTTGGGTCTTTGTAAGGCATCGCTCTGGTCTACCCTGTATTTCCAATAGATTGCGTGCTTAAACGACCACGGGGTACTAGGGGTATAAATTTTAAAGCCAGCATTAATTAACGAGTTAGATGAAGCAGGGTTATCGGTTGTATCTGTAATAATCCAATTCCAGCCTAATTCCTTGGCCTTACGGATTCTTACATTAATTAAACGTCTTTGCAAACGGTGCCCTGTGTACTCATCTAAAACCCCTGCACGACAAAGGTAACCTGTGTCTGTAAATCGTTGTGATCTTACTAGCCCAGCAAATGCTACTGGTTTGCCTTCTTCTGTGTAAGCTAACCACCAATGCCCGTGAGTTGGTTTGTAAGGAGCATCCGAAGGCAGTATTTTTTTCTGAAGGTAAAGAATTACGGTCTTATTAGACTCATTGCGTAAATCAACCTTCTTAATGGTAAATTTCATGATTCGCCTCCGGGGATAACCCATTTTATCTAAAAAACTGTTGCAACCAAATGAATTTAGGGGTATAAATACACCAGGAACTGGGATTTTTTATTCCTGTAGACTGGCCCAGCAGACGATGCAGAGACTACAGGAAAATGTACTGCATATACAAGGAGTTATACCATGGCACGTACCTCATTTACAGGGCCAGTGGCCTCAGCTAACGGTTTTATCACTACCATTACCGATACTTCTACCGGCTCATCTACCTTTAACGCAAGCACAACCGAAGTCACAATGACTGGTGCAGGTGGTGTTGGCGGACGTACTCTTTTCCAATTAAACGCTGATGCCGCTTTGGGTTCGTTCTCAAATGCGTTAAAAGCAAACGTTGTTTATGGTGCTACTGGTTCTACCTCTGGTTTAGGCTCAGCTTTTGTGGCTGAATTAACCCTTTCAGCAGGTACTTCTTCAGGTACTTATGCTCCTGTTGAAATTGAACTTAATTGTGCTACTGGAGCATCTACTGGCACAAACACTTCTTTAATTTACGCTTCTGTTAACGGTACAGGCAAGGCAACTGTTGATACCAACGGTTACTTGTTAAACCTTGCTGGCGTAACTGTTGCTGGTGCTAAATTAGCCGCTACTGGCACTATTACCAACGTTAATGAGATTACCCATGGACTGCGTGTAAAAATTGCTGGTAGTGATTATTACCTGCTTGCCGCTACTGCTGCTAACTTTAATGCCTAATGGCTGCGTTAGATAAAGCATACCTGTTGGATTTAAGAAACCAGGCACTTGAGCAACGGCAAAAGTACTTAGAACTTATCCAACAGGCTAATGGAGCAATTGCAATGGTGGACGTTTTGTTAACTGAAATAGATCGGCAAGAGCCACCAGCAGAACACGAAAAGGATTAATTATGCTTCAATATGACGTCTTATCAACCGCAATTGCTGCAGGGCAAACTGATGCTGCTGTTTTTGCTGGTCCTGCTAGGATTAAAGGAATGGTAGTAGGTGTTCCTGCTGCTGGTGGCACTTTAACCCTTAAAAATGGCTCAGCTGGTACCACAGTTTTTAGTTTTGTAGCTCCCGCAGCAGCTCAATCCCTTAACATAAGCATCCCTGGCGATGGTATTCGTTGCACTAATGGTATTTATGCAACCACCCCTGCTAATATGACCGTTACGGTGTTTTATGGCTAAGAACCCTTCCCTTGCTATTGGGCGGGGAGAAAAGCTCCCTGTAAAACAGGGAGCTGGACTTACTGCCAAGGGAAGAGCCAAGTACAACAAGGCAACAGGTAGTAAATTAAAAGCCCCTGCACCAAACCCAAAAACAAAAGCGGACGCAGGCCGTAAAAAATCGTTCTGTGCCAGAATGTCAGGAGTAGTAGCGAAAGCTAAGGGTCCTGCAGAGCGTGCAAAAGCTTCATTAAAACGATGGAACTGCGCATAATGGAAGAAATACAAACAGCTAGGGAGTTAGCGACACATGCAAACGATATTAAACATCTTCAAGCGGATATGGACAAACTTGTTGGAGACATGGACGAAATTAAAAAGTCGATTCAAATAATCCAAAAAACATTGTCTGAAGCAAAAGGAGGCTGGAAAGCCTTGATTTGGGCAGGTGGAGCAGTTAGTGCTGCAACAGGAGTTATTGGCTTTATTATGGGCCATTGGGGAAAATAAATGGTAAAACGTGTAAACCCCACCCCTTCTGTTCCTGCAACTCCTGCTAAACAAAACCCTAATGCAACAGACAAGGTAAATAAAAACAAAGTTGATCCAGGATTTAAAGAAGTATTGGATAAGGTTCGTGGAAAGAGTCAACAAGACGTACCTGATAATTACAAAAGTGGAGGTAAAGTTATGGCAACAAAACCCGGCTTGTATGCCAATATCGCAGCTAAAAAACGCAGGATCGCTGCGGGTTCTGGCGAAAAAATAAGACCAGTTGGAGCAAAAGGTGCGCCTACCAAACAGGCGTTTATTAATTCGGCTAAAACAGCTAAAATAGCTAAACGTTCAGCGAGAGGAAGATAAATGGACTATAACGCAAGCAACACAAACCGCCACAAGCTTATGGCTATGGGCAAACCAATCAAAGCCGCTAAAGGAGGCGAGATGAAAAAATCTGCAACTAAAGCCTCTGCTGGTGCAAAAGCTGACCGCCAAGGTCGTGCTTTGTTGCCCGGCAAAATGGCTAAAAACTTGCCTATGATTGCACCACAATCTGCGTATAAAAAAGGCGGAGACGTAAAGCCTTCTGCTTACGACAAGATGCAAGATAAAAAATTGGCTGCTCATGCAAGCAAGCCAGCAAAGGTAGCCCACAAAAAAATGGGCGGCATGGCTAAACGTAGTTGCAAATAAGGAGTAAATGATGAAAAAACGTGGCGTAGGTGCAGCAATTAAAGGTTTTGGTGCAGTATTCTCTGAGACTACCGAGCAGGCTAAAAAGCCTGAAAAAGTAGACGTAAACTTTGAAAATCAAAAAGTGTGCGGCACAGTAGATACACCAAAAGACAAACGTATTCCTCAACCTACCAGCTTCTGATAACTAATGGCCACGTCAGGTACAACTACCTTTGACCTGGACATTGAGGAGCTGATTACCGAAGCGTACGAACGCTGCGGTATCGAGTCTCGCACAGGTTACGATCTAAGAACAGCAAGGCGCTCGCTGAACTTGCTGTTTTTGGATTGGGCAAGTCGTGGCTTAAATTTATGGACTATACAAGAACGATCACAGGCTTTAACCGCCAACGTATTCGAATACAATCTACCCACGGATACAGTAGATGTGTTGTCTGCGGTGGTTCGTTCTCCCCAAAGTCCTGGACAAAACATTGATATTACCCTCAATCGTTTTAGCCAAGCAGAGTGGTTGCATACTCCTAATAAATCAGGCACTCTAGGTCGTCCAGCGCAGTTTTATTATCAGCATACTAATCAGCCAAAGGCATACTTTTTTCCTTGCCCTGATGATTCACAACCCTATACTTTTGTGTACTACGCTATTCGTAGGATTCAAGATGCAGGTGGTTTTACCAATACTGCAGACGTAAACTTTAAGTTTTTGCCATGCCTAGTTTCAGGGCTGGCTTATTATGTTTCAATGAAAAAAGCCCCTGATCGTATGGTTCTTCTTAAGCAAATCTACGAAGAGGATTTTAAACGGATTTCTGAGTTTGACAGGGATAGTGCTAGTTATTATGCTGTTCCTGACACACGTCTAAACTACTAAAATGGCTTATGCACAAGGAAGACTTGCCTGGGGTGCCTGTGATCGTTGCGGACAACGATTCTTCCTTAACGCCTTGCGAAAAGAATGGCAAGGACTTAAAACATGCCAATATTGCTATGAATCAAAGCATCCTCAGTTGGAGCCACGCCGTAATGTTTCAGATGCTATTGCATTGCAAGAACCTCGCCCAATTCCTGACGATACGTTTAACGTATACATTGGGGTTATTGGAGACAGCGCTATCGGGTCTAACGGCATGGTTCCTGTACCTATTTCTAATCCGACCATTGCAGTAACTTATGCAGGCAATATGAAAGCAACGGGATTATGAACTACTTAGAACTAAAACAAGCAATTAAGGATTACACCGAAAACTTCGAACAGACGTTTGACGACAATATCCCTGTTTTTGTAAAGCAAGCAGAAAAGCGCATATATAACACCGTTCAGTTCCCTTCCTTACGCAAGAACGTAACGGGAAACCTGACTAATGGTAATAAGTATCTATCTACCCCAAGCGACTTTTTATCAGTCTATTCCTTGGCTATCGTAGTTAGCGGAGAGTACTACTATCTGATTAACAAAGACGTGAATTACATTCGGGAAGCCTACCCAAACCCCAACACTACCGGCGTCCCCAAGGTTTACGCTATTTTTGGGTCACAGCTTACTTTTCCGAACGAGCTTAGCTTAATCCTTGGGCCAACCCCGAATAGTGGCTATTTGGCTGAGCTGCACTATTTCTTTTACCCACAGTCAATTGTGGATGCTGGCACTTCTTGGTTGGGCGACAATTTTGACCCAGTATTGCTTTATGGCTCGTTGCGTGAGGCTTATTTGTTTATGAAAGGCGAGCCTGACCTGATTGCTAACGTAGAGCAAAAGTACGCTGAAGCCCTTGGACAGGCTAAACGCCTTGGTGATGGCCTTGAGCGTCAAGATGCTTACCGCTCTGGTCAAGTTAGGGTTCCGGTGACCTAGAATGTTGACACAAACCCTAACCACCTCTTTTAAGCGGGAAATTCTAGAAGGCGTCCATAATTTTTTAACGGACACCTTTAAGATTGCGCTCTACACTTCCTCCGCTACTCTAGGGCCTAATACGCTTGTTTATACGGCTTTAGGAGAAGTTACCCCTCAAGGCACCTACGTTGCTGGAGGGCAGGTTTTAACAGGTACTATCCTGAGCACAGGAAGTGGAATCGCTTATGTGACTTTTAATAACTTAACCTGGACCAGTGTTACCTTTACTGCTCGAGGAGCCCTGATATACAATAGCAGTAAAGGCAATAAATCAGTTGCCGTATACAATTTTGGTACGGATCAGACTGCGGGAGCACTAGATGTGTTTAACATTACAATGCCCCCAAATACCGCAAACGAAGCAATAATTCGCATTACTTAAGGAGCTAAAAATGCAAGTTGAAAAATTAAGCGTTGAGGACAAGGTTTCTAGCACCTTAACCAAGGCGATGAAATCTGGTGATTCTGCCCGTGCTACGGGTAAATATAAGATTGAGTGTGTAGACGCTCAAGGTAATGTCAAGTGGGTGCTAGAGCCCTCTAATTTGGTTGTAAACGAAGGTTTACAAGATATGAATACCAAGTATTTTACTGGCGTGACCTACACCGCTGCTTGGTTCATTGGTTTATACGGCGCTGCTGCGTCTAATAACCCAGTTGCTGGCGATACTGCAGCAGTCCATGCTGGCTTTACCGAGATTGTTCCTTACAGCAACGCTACCCGCCCTGCTTGTACCTTTGGCACAGCGACTACGGCTGACCCTTCTGTTATCAGTAATTCTGCCTCTCCAGCAGCGTTTAATATCAACGCTACCTCGACTGTAGGCGGTGCGTTTTTAATCAGCAATAACACCAAGGGTGGTTTTACCGGTGTATTGTTCTCAGCTTCTGATTTTGCAGCTCCTGGAGACCGCACAGTAGCTTCTGGTGATGTTCTAAACGTAACATATACGTTTAGTTTGGATGCGTAAGGACACGAATATGTTTAAAAAAGGCGAAGTTGTAAAGGTAAAAGCAGTTGTTCCAGAAGGCCCAGTAATTGCCCTACGCATGTCGGAAGATGGCGTAGTGTCTTACTTAGTTGAGTGGAATGACGGGGAAACAACCCAACAGCGTTGGTTTGAGCAAGATCAGCTCGTAGCGGGCTAAATATGCCAGACGGCGGCTGGAGCTCAGGCACCTGGGGCGAAGCCGGATGGGGCATGTCGGTATATTACCGAGATGCCAATGAAATAGCCGCCGGATCAGACGCCGTATCTGCAGCACAAACCTTTGGGGTAGCTGTTGCGGAGACCGCTACGGCCACGGATTCCGTATCTGCAGCACAAACCTTTGGTACGGCCGTAAGCGAGTCTGCTGCTGGCTCTGATGCGGTATTGGTGGCTGCAAGCTCGTTTGAGGTGTCCGTAAGTGAAATAAGTGCAACAACGGACGCATTTAGTGCTACCCAGTTGTTTGCTACTGCTGTCAATGAGACTGCCGTAGCCACGGACAATATTGCTGCACTGCAAACATTTGCTACCGCTGTCAACGAAAGTGCAGTTGCTACTGAATCCAAATTTGTGGCTGGCAGTAGCTTTAATGCTTCCTTTAGTGATATTGCCGCTGGGTCGGATGCCGTATCCGCTACCCAAGCTTTTGCCTCGGCAGTCAATGAAACCGCTACCGCTACCGATGCTATCTCCTCAACCCAGGTATTTGGTACTGCAGTCAATGAAACCTCAGTAGCTTTGGATTCCGTATCCGCTTCCCAGAACTTTGCCACCGTTGTAAGTGAGTCAGCTTCTGGAGCAGACAACCTTTTTGCTGGGCAGGTATTTGCCACCGCCGTAAGTGAGTCCGCCGCTGGGGCAGACGCCCTAGACGCTGCTTTTGCTTACTTTGTTGATGTCAGCGAAACAGGGGTAGCTTCCGATCTTGTAGAAGCGTTACAGAACTTTGTTGCGGCCATAAATGAGTCCCTTACGGCAACAGGCGTAATGGACCCGGCAGGAAGTACCTTCTATGCTGGGTTTACCGATTCGGGTAAGGCTGCTGTGATAGTTTCAACTCCCTCTAGTATTTTTGTTGCCTCTGTAATAGAATCGTTAACAGCGACAGATTCAGTTACTGCAAGGCTATTTTGGGAGCCAATTGATGATAACCAAACGATTACGTGGGCTGCTATCAATGATGACCAGCCCGCAAGTTGGACTCAGGTAGATGACTCCCAGAACCCTACCTGGACTGAAATAACGACTGTATAAGGACTAACTATGCCATCCACCTTTTCACCGCTAAAAATAGAGCTTATTGCTACTGGCGAGCAGTCGGGAACATGGGGTAATACTACCAATACCAACCTTGGTACGGCCATTGAAGAGGCTATTACGGGTTCGGCGGATGTAGCCTTTTCTAGCGCTGACGTCACAGTTACCCTAACAGATACTAACGCCGCCCAAACAGCTCGTAATTTACGTTTAAATTTAACAGGAACTTCTGGCGGGGCAAGGAACTTAATCCTTGGTTCTGGATGCCAGATCGAAAAACTGTATCTCATTAATAACGGATTAGCAGACGCAGTAACAGTCAAAAACACCACAGGTACAGGTATTGCCGTCCCTGCTGGTAAATCCATGTTTGTATACAACAACGGCACAAACGTTGTTGACGCTACTACTCACCTTAGCTCACTTACCCTGACTACAGCGTTGCCTGCTGCTTCAGGCGGTACAGGGCAGTCAAGCTACACCGCAGGAGACTTGTTGTATGCCACGGGCACAACGGCCCTTAGCAAGTTAGGGATTGGCTCAAGTGGCCAAGCCTTGGTTGTAAGCGGAGGAACCCTAGCTTGGGGAGCTCCAGCAGGTACTACAACAAACTCATTAACAATCACCACTACCGGTGGCGCAGCAGCTCCTGTAACATTTAATGGAAGTGTTGCAAGAACAATTGATTACAGTACGGTTGGTGCAGACCAAGCGGGAACGGCTGTAGCACTAGCAATCGCATTAGGATAAGGAAAAACCATGCCAAATACATTTACCTCGTATGTCAACAAAGACGTTGGAACGTCTGCTGCCACAGTTGTGACGGTTGGCGCTTCAACGCAAACTACCGTTATCGGTATGTCCGTGGCTAACACAACGTCTAGCCCAATCACAGTAAATGCTTATATTACCCGTTCAGGTGTTGATTATTACTTGATTGAGACGGCAACCGTGCCAGTAGGCAGTTCGCTTGTCATCGTGGGAGGCGACCAAAAGGTCGTATTGATTACCAGTGATGCTCTGAAGGTTGTTTCTTCGGCTGCTTCATCAGCGGACGTAGTAACCAGCGTGTTGAATATCACCTAAGAGGAAACTATGCCATACCTCGGAAATACACCAACCACCCAGAGTTTCATCTCTGGTACTGACTACTTCAAT